TAGAACTGGATTATAGAGGTAATACGAAGTATAGCACAATGATTTCCAAACTGTGTGCGTTTGGACCACGGAGTGAATTTATCGTATCTTTGGTTCGCGATTTATTTACAGAATATCCTGAAAAGCAAGTTATGATTCTCGGACACAATCGTAATCTTCTTACATATTTATATGATTCGATTTCACATAAAGGGTTTGCAAGTTGTGGATATTATCTTGGAGGTATGAAACAGAAAGACTTACAGGTGTCTGAAACAAAACAAGTTGTGATTGCCACATATGCAATGGCGGCGGAAGCGCTGGATATTAAGACGCTTTCTACACTTGTAATGGTGACACCAAAAACGGATATTACACAGTCTATTGGACGTATATTGCGGGTTAAAGGTAATAATCCGATTGTAGTGGATATTGTAGACGCACATACAAATTTTGTGAATCAGTGGAACCAGCGTAAGAGATTTTATAAGAAAAATGGTTATCTTATCAATAGTATTAGTAGTGATAATTATATTGATATGGTTTCTAGCAAATGGAAATGCGTTTATGATCCCGAAAAAGATGAAAAAAACAAGAAATCGGACAAGGATGAGGAGGAAGGGGTGTATGGAGGGAAATGCTTGATACAGTGGTAGAACTATTAGATCGTTCACAGATACACTTAGGATTTAGAATGTGATTTTTTTATTCTTCTTGAGGTAGAATTCGGTAGCAAGGTAGTTCAACATCTTTGTTAGATGTATATCGTCTTTGGAATAATCGCCACCCATTGTTTCAGTCGCAACTTTTAAGTACCATTTGAAATTAGGTGAGTCCATATCTTCGGACTTGAACCTTTTTCCATCTTCCCAATCTTCCAAACGATAATAGCTTTTGTTGTCTATTGTGGATATGAGACGACGCATTTGTAGTTTTTCCTTGTCCTTTTCCCAAGTGCCGTCCTCTTTCTTGAAATACATGATTTGTCGTTTCACATCGGTGCAGTGAATTGGGCGTTCGTGGATTTCTAAACTTCCCAGAGACTTATCAATAATATTCATCATTCCATTCAGGTAACCATGGTTCCCGAAATAATATAAATCTTCTTCTTCAATCTTGATTTGTTTCAAAAACGTCTGAAAATCAATAGCATCCTTACACTCATTATTCAAGAAGAAGTTAAGATTGAACTTATTTGTCGTGTTATGATTAGTTACAATAGACATATTTGATATTTTTTCTGTGAGTTCGTCAATCTTCTTTTCTTGCTCGGTATGGTGTCGCTGTTGTTCGGTTAATAATAGTTGTAACTCGGTAGTTGCGTGTTCTTGCTTGTCTTTTATCAACGTGCACTGTTGTCTATGACGAGACAGTCCAGGTTGATACTTGTATGCCTTACCACATACGCACTCAAATAATGACGGCGAGTTTTTTATACCATTTTTTACCATTTTGTGTTTTGCAGTCATTTTGTGTTTATTAAAGTCGCTTAACTTAAAGCATTTGTAATCGCATTTCTCACAGTAAAATTTCTGTGGCGAGTTTTGGCGAGTTTTTATACCATTGTTCATCTAAAATGTCCTGAGATTTTAAAAATGTCCGAAAATTTTTTCCCAGCGCCCACAGAAAAAATATTTCCTCCCTCCGCTGCTTGGCTTACGATAAACCTGATTTTGGGTGCTTCTCAAAAAAACTTTTTTGCAAATTTCACTTTTGGACATTTTTAAAAATGTCCACTTTTGAAAATTTCGTTCCACTTTTTTTTCGAAGAAAAAATCCGAAAAACGTAAAATTTTGGTATTTACTGCATATCACTGCATAAGCCATTTTCAGCCACTCTGAATAAAATATTTTAGTTGAATTTATATAATTTTTATATGGGTATATGGTAAGGATGACAAATGCCGTTTGTGATAAATGTAATTCCTATTTACATGAAATCTGTATTTCTAGAAAAAGTAAAGAGCTATTTATAAAATTAATGAAGGAACGTTCTAGGAAGGTGGGAGGGATTATTTATAGCGTAGTGCCGGGAATAGCCCATTACGAAATAGCAAACAGTTCATACGTAACGTGCGACGGAACTATGCAAATGAAACTGTTTGATAAATACCCGAATAAGGAAGATGAAGAACTATTTAAGAAACGTGTATTTAGTAATGAAAACAACGAAGAATGCAACGATACGTATTGTTTAGAGTGGTTATTCAATATAACAAAGAATTGTGTTAGATGCTGTAAATAGGCAAAAATTGAATGGAACTTACTCGTGTTACGTAATACAACTACAACTAAATAACAAAAAATGTTTGTTTTGCTTCTTATTCTTATCGTCCAGGCATATTCGGAGCCTTTGGATACAATGTTATGGAGCTACACCAAAAATTCGTGCCAAGATAATTGCAACCAATATGGACGCGGAAATTGCGACCAACATCAAATTATTCAGGCAAATAGCCCTGAAAAAATACAACAGATTGTAAGAGATCGTATACTCTCATTATATGTATGTGTTGAATATGTAAAAGGGAACACCGTTGGGTATGTGAGAACAGGATGGTTTGAGTATAAATGCTATTATATAGATCCGGAATTAGATATTGAAGACACCGCCGAAACGTGTTCCAGTTTTTCAGAGATAAACAATCTATGTGCTTGTTCTCATCACGAACATACATATATGTCTCATGAACCAACTACTCAACCAACATCCAGTCCGACGCTTTCATTTCGTCCTACATCACAACCTACATCACAACCTACATTAACACCAAAAAAATCAGATACTAATAATGAATCAAATACATATGAATTGAACGAGGACACAATCATACTCATTGTTGTAATAATATTAGTAGTATTTGTGATCGTTTCACCCATCCTATATAACTGTTTCTGTATACGTAAAGAAACAAACATCGTAAGTGTAGAAGGAATTACACCTGTAGTAGTAACAGAACCAAAAATAAATGAAGTCCCAATAGCAGAAGCACATATTATAGAAACATATCCTCAACCCACAGCACCATCATTACATATAGTACCAACCACAGAAAAAATAGACATAGAAATGGGACTACAATATAACCAAAATCAAAAATAAAAATACTAATATATACTATATTATAACCAACACCAAGAAAAGTACATTTTTCTCATATGGGAGATAACTCATATTCGTATTATATTCGCACAAAACCTTGTTGTTCCAGTACACAATCAGTATCATTACAAGGTCCAACAGGTCCCCAAGGCCCACCTGGGGCAACATCACCGTCAAACAACACAATTTTGTATTTTTCTGATTTTGAATCACAAGATGCTTCATCAGCATATTTAGATATTGACTTTACACGTTCTCAAAATAATGGTATCATCAACTTTTTAGATGGTACAAACGCAACATCAAGTATTACATTTGAAAATGAAACACTATCTAACAGTTACATAGAAATATATGCACATTGTGATGCTGAAGCAGGCAGTGCCGGCCAAGACAATTGGGTGATTATGGAGTTAATTGGAAATGATTTAGAAACTACACCAATACAACCCAATTCTTTATCCACCGTTGATATTGACACACGTAGCGTCCAAAAGGGCGCAAAACTCCATTTATCATTCGGTCCATCGGCATACCGTGTAAATGATACAACAACAGCTGATAGTAATTTAACCATAAATAAATACAATAAATATCGTCTTCGTGTCCAAACTGGTCGTGCATATACATTAACCGAAATCAAGTTAGTGATTCATTTGCGCGATTCAATATAATCAGTCATTCATAATGTAAAAAAATATATTATGAATAAGGGTCAATATGCGTTAATATGTATTATTATAGTTATACACTAACTTCCCAATATGAATGATCCGATCACTTTGTTTGGCAATTCCGGTAGGACACCAACGCTTGAATTTATAATTAAACACAAATGTCATGAGTAGTTCTTTATTCACATCTACATATTTGAATGGATTCACGTCTTGAAAATCTTCTTCGTCGTCACTTTCTTCAATATAATCGATGTTGTTATTTTCCTTAATTTTCCGAAACAACGTATTCATCTTGCAACTAATATTGTAATTGGGAATGTAGGCAACATCATAGTATTCTTTGGTATTATTTTTACCAAATGCAAAGAGGTGATAAATATCGGATTGAATATCCGCCTTGACAACAAAGACACAAGGTTTTTTATAATAATGACTTTTAAGGTTTTTAATGTATTTACAATCATATTTGGACGCATAAGTGGAAATATTGTCTTTTGTTTTCTTGACTTGTTTCAACATCGACAACTGTTGGGTTTTTACATTCAAATAAGGTTCCATATTATAATTAGACCGGTATTGAATATGATGTATATTATATGAAATGGAACTCTCAATATCCTTAGGAATGATACCATTATAATCACAATGGGAAGGATGTTTCCAAATAATAGGACAGCAAATAAACAACCTATATGTTGACAACAACGTGCTACATTCACTACATATAGAACTTATTAGGTCCCATTTTTCAATCATATGAAAGTGGGGTAGTTGAACGCCGCAATAATAGAATATATCTTCAATAATGAAATATTTATTTTGGTTATTATCTTCTTGATATAAAGTGCCATATAACAACGTATTGTATCCAAGTTCGTAATTACCTTGATGTGTCATTTTAATACAACTTGAATATTCCTTACTTTTATTCATAGTCAAACAATAACAAACGTTATTTTGATTGTTTTCATTGTCGTATGAGAACCAACATAACATTTTTTTACCATATGGTATGGCTAATGCTGTATCATAATGAGAAACTTTCTTATGTGAAACAGTTTCATATGAAAGTTTAAATTCGGGAAGTCGTTTTAATAGTGTCTGGATTTCTCTATCGTCAAGTTCCATAATGCGTTGGTAATAATAGTTACACTAATTGTATATCAAAATCAATTTTTATATATATACATAAAATATATATAGTAGTTGAAAAATGAAAAACATTATGTCGTATTTACCCAAAGATCCTGCACAGTTTTACCTAGTGGGATTTATAGCAGTTTACATTCTATATAAGTTATTACAAATAATTGCAGTATTTGCAACTTCATTTGAAAAGGAAATAGAGGTTCGTGAAAAATACGTTAAGCCAGGAAAAAAAACGAAATTTAGTGTAATTGATAGTGAAGGAAACACATATCTAATTGTGGATAGAATTATATTGATGGAATTCAATAGTGGTGATGATTATGCGATGATGAAGGAAGGAGGTAAATATAAAGTAAAGGGATACTGGTTTCGTTTCCCCCTATTATCATGGTATCCCCAAATTTATGCTGTTGAAAAAGTCTAAAATATAAGGACATAAAGAAAAAATATTGTTTTAGTGTATAACAATATGTTTTTGTTTGTTTCTTCGTTACTTGTCCTTGTAAATCTATCAACCGCGTTTAATTCATCACATCCCTTATGGTCTGATTTCCAACAGTTCACTCACCGTTTTAACAAAATGTATTCCAGCGTAGAAGAATTCCGCGAACGTTTTAGCATTTTTGAAGATAATATGCTATTTGCACGTGAAAATGCAGGAAATAGTTATACATTAGGTATGACACGGTTTTCCGATATGACATTGGAAGAGTTCCGTCAATTCAACGGTTTTGGTCTTGGTGGTCCATTATTCAACAAATGTTCCAAATTTCAATCGTCCAACAGCGATGTTGCGGACGAACGCGATTGGCGCACGGAAGGTGCCGTTACACCCGTAAAGGACCAAGGTCAATGTGGTTCTTGTTGGTCGTTTAGTGCTACAGGTGCGATGGAAGGTGCATGGGAAATTTCTAAAGGTCAACTTGAAAGCTTATCCGAACAACAATTAGTAGAATGTTCCAAATCTTATGGAAACCACGGATGCTATGGTGGTTTGATGGATGAAGCATTCGAATACGCGATGGATAATGGTATGTGTTTGGAGGAAGAATATCCATACACCGCTACGTCCAATGAAGAATGCAAAAAATGTAATCCTGTCGTATCAGTATCTGGTTGTGTAGATGTAACACCCAATAATCAAGTCCACTTGAAAGAAGCAGTATACAACACACCCGTATCTATTGCGATTGAAGCAGATACACGTGTATTCCAAATGTATACTGGTGGTGTGTTGACAAGCGACGCTTGCGGTACAAACTTGGACCACGGTGTATTAATTGTAGGATACGGCGTAGAAAGCGGTATTCCTTACTGGTTAGTAAAGAACAGCTGGGGACCTTCTTGGGGAGAAGGAGGATATATCAAGATTGAAAGAAGTGATAGTACAAACGACCCTGGTATTTGCGGTATTGCTATGCAACCTTCATATCCTGTTGTATAAGCAACTAAATCACTCTTCTTTTAATTCATCATTTAATAAATCAGATAATTCATTATCCATTGACAAAATATTCTCTTGATGTGTAGTTTCAACTTCTTTTAAATGGTTCAAAATCTCGTCATATTTTTTATTTTTTGTTTGTTGATCGATGACAATACTTTGTGTATAATTATCTCTTATATACAAATAACCCATATGAAGTCCATAAATAAGTAATCCATAGAATACGATGTAAAATATAAATTCTAAAATAAAATACATGATTATAATGTATTCAAACAAACAAAGTTAAATATCCAAACCAATAAAATTGAAAGATTATTTTGAAATCATATAAATACAAACTAATTAATTCGTCCATACATAATGTCAGAAAGCGTGAAAATTCTTATTGTCGATAAGACAGGAACCATCAAGGAGTTGAAAGTAAAGAAATTCTCCGAAGATGATTTATATAAAAAGTGCGGTCTAACCCAAAAGAAGGATTTCAAGAAACAAACAATCTGGTGTGTAACCCTTCAAGATAAGACATACAACATTGCTCTTTATGCTAAAAAAGAAGGTCGTGCCGGCCAGGAAAATAAATATGATTATCCCCCTCCTGTTGATAAGGAGTTGTATTTCGGTTCAAATGCTCTTGTATCTATTGATGATGATGGCGTTCCACAAGACCTTACAAAGAAAATGTGGGATAAAATTTACGAACATCTATTTGGTGGATTTGAGGATTTGAATGATACAGAAGATGAAAGCGATGACGAAAACGATGAATATAATGAATTGGAAAAGACGAAATCAGGATATGCAAAGGACAACTTTGTTGTAGATGATGATGAAGATATGGATGATGATTATGAATGCGAGAGTGATCTTGATGAAGAAGAGTATATTTAAAAAATCATATGTGTATGGTTCTATGGGTCAATTGATGGTATCATACAATATTATATATAAAAATGTATATATAGATGTTTTTTCATACATGATAATATGGAAACCGGAATCCTTTATGAGTATGTCAAAGCAGCAGATCCTGAAATATCTAAAATTCAAATTGTTGAATATGACAGCACTTTGTATTCAAGTGGTGAAACACGTATAATACCATTAAATAATTCAAGTGAACTGAATACATCATATGAAGCAAGTAGTCCGAATATGCTTGTCAGATTTATACGTATCAATAAATACGATAAAATAAACATACCATCAAACGCAACGTCAAATGCTTTCTATGTGATTAACGGAGGTGGTGTAATTATCACAGATGAGTATACACAAGAATGGTCTGAAGGAGATGTATTTGTATTACCATATACCCAAAATATACAAATGACAGGGACCATAGATAGCGTACTATATTGGTTTAATGACGAACCATTAGTAAATTATTTGAAAACAATACCAATCTCTCCGCTTTTTTCTCCAACAATATATAAGTCGGAAAACATAAAAAAGGAAGTATTGGCAACAATAGAGTCTGGAGATGTAAAAAGTAAAAATAGAACGGGTGTTTTATTAACAAACAAAGTAACTGACTATATTAAGAATGGTGGATATGGTTCTCTTACGTTAACACCAACTTTATGGTGTTTATTGAATATATTGCCAGCACAAACAACGCAGAAACCTCACCGACATAATTCAATTGCGTTTGATTTATGCACGTATTCACCAGATGCGTCAAAAGTATATACACTTATTGGTGAAACATTAGATAATAGTGGAAATATTGTGAATCCACAAAAATGTTATTGGAAAACAGGGTGTGTTTTCATTACACCCCCTGGATTATGGCATTCGCATCATAATGAAACGACCGAAAATGCCTGGGTCTTACCCGTCCAAGATGCTGGTATTTATACATATCAACGAACGTTGGATATCCGTTTTTCAAGATGATAAAATTGAATCCCAAAAGCAAATAATAATAAACATATATAAATTATTAGTATTAATATACACATATGAATAGTCTCAGTATCAAATCCCCAACACAATTTCGCAGGAATATAGTAACTAAACTCAACGCGATAATAGAGGATGAAACCAAATGTATAAATCTTGAAAAGGGTATTTATAATTCGTGTATCAAAGAAGGTAAATCCAGAAAAATTATTAACAAATGGGAAAATAAACAGTTTGAAACACTATATGTGAGTAAATTATGGACGGTGATGACAAATTTGAAGAATCCTGAACTGGTCCAGCAAATCAAAAATAATGAGATATTACCTCAGAATATTGCTTTTATGACACATCAAGAAATGCAACCATCACAGTGGAAAGATATGATTGAGCGCAAAATCCGAAGAGATGAAAGCAAATACTCTACAAATCTGGAAGCATCTACCGATATGTTTACGTGTAGGAAATGTAAATCGAAGAAATGTACGTATTATGAATTACAGACGCGTAGTGCGGATGAGCCTGCAACAATCTTCGTAAGTTGTTTGAATTGTGGTAAAAACTGGAAAATGAATTAAACGCAAGTATATGAATATTGCGATTGTGTTGTATTTCAAATAAAAAACATATTCTTTTTTATTTGGAGAATTGTATTGTATGTATTAAATTACATAATTTCTAAATCCTTGAGTTTCCAATATTCGCAGCTTCCATTAGGAAGAGGACGCTTGATGATAAATGGAATCGCTTTTTGTAAATATTCTTTTTCGGCAATCAAATAACTATCAATCTCGTTCTGTTCGACGGTTATAAATGGTTTTGAACCATATTCAAGTTGTTTTGCGCGTTCTCCAATAATACGCGCTCGTTCATATTTTGTTAAGAAAGGCACAGTTTTATGTAGAGGGTCAATAATCGCACCGTTTTCATCACGCACAACTACTGACATTTTATCAATTTCGTCAATATTATGTTGGATGTGTTCCGGATAATAATTCATAATAGTTTCTTTTGATGTTTCTTTTGTAAATTTTTCAACGTAATCTTCGTCGTTATCACTGTCAGACTCATAAAAGTTATCATCATCCAATAGATATAAGTTATTATTATTACTAAATGGTTTTTCATTTTCTTTTTTATCATCATTCATCGCAACCTCATCAGTAACATCATCGTCATCGTCATCATCGTCATCATCATTATCATCGCCGTCGTCGTCATTATTCACATCATTATCATCGTCATTATCATCGTCAATGACATCATCTTCTCCCTTATCTACTACCTTTTTTGTATCTATTTCTTCATCGTCGGATTCATTGAAGATATCGGGTTCATCGTCAAATGCGCTCATATTTTATTATATTACCTGTATATAAAAAAATATTTCCAAATCAATTTTTATAGTAATATTAATTACTCATTTTTCCACGTATGGTCGCAATAAGTGCATAGATAAACATATTTCATATTATTATTATCGTATCGGATGTAAATAACATCATTTTTGTTGTTAGGTTTATGTGATTCACATTTATCATTCGGACAAACTGTATTTTCAAGATGAGGCAAAGTAGGATCAAGTTTTGTGAATTCGTTGACAACAATATTATTATTGTCATTAATATAGTCTGTAGACGTGTTAATAATACAAGAACTGTTTTGACTTGCACTTTCATCTACATTACCACAATACCGACAATAATGTGTAATATCATTGGGATTACTTTTATTGATACCCAAATAGAACATGTTATCGCATTTGTTACAGAATTTCATTGTAATATAAATACTAATGATATTAATTTTTATATATTAATCGTTCAATTTTCTGTTGGATCAAAATAAATACATAGACCTAAAAATTGAATCAAATAAAATCTACTATTGATGTATATACCCCCATAAATATTATTGAAAAATGTCCATTAACGGGCGATTGAAACAGTTCCTAATTGCTAACAGTGTGAAAAAAGGAGATACAAGTGTTAGTGTGACAAATACACAAATCCCGTCAAAAGAAGAAAACATTTTAGGAGGACGTTATAGTATTGAGGGTGATAAATACAAAGAATTTTTGAAACTTTATTGCAGCGATATTTTGAATAAAGGTAAAAACGCATATTTGACAGAAGCTCAATATAAGGAAGGAGGTCCTATTGCGATTGATTTGGATCTTCATTATGAGTCGAATGTTCGAACGCGTCAATGCAACTGCAATCATATATCATCATTTATATCTGTTGTATTAGAAGAGTTGAAAACGATGTATCAGTTTGACGAAGACAATCCATTCTCCGTGTATGTAATGTTGAAAGACGGCGTCACCATTATGGAGGAAAAGAACCTAACAAAGGATGGCGTCCATATATTGATAGGTATTAAATCCGATAAAGTGGTAGAAATGTTATTACGCGACCGTGTTCTTCCAAAAATGAACGATATATTTGGAAAGTTGCCGTTGGTGAATAGTATGGAAGACGTATATGATAAGAGCGTTAGTTCCGGTAATGCGCCTTGGCAATTATATGGTTGTAAGAAACCGAATTCAATTGGTCCATATTTGTTGAAGAATGTATATGAAGTGACTTACGATGAAGACGATGGTGAAATGGCGATGGAGGAATGTGATATTAATCGTTTTAATATTACTGAAAACATTCATAATCTATCCGTGCGTAATACGAATAACCCCGAGTTCTTTAAAAAACACGAATTTTGCGACGAATATAATAATTATAAGCAAATGCTTCAGGGCGGACGCAATCCCAACATCAATAACTCAACGATTGTTGTTAATCCATTTATGGAACAAATACGCGGCGATGAACAAAACGCGTTGAGTAAAATTTCAACAGCAGATGAGTTGAATATGGTGGTGAATACATTTTTAGAAACAACGTGTCGTAATGAACCATCGCTGAATGAAGCATACATTTATACTATGGCTTTGTCGGAAAGCTATTATGGAAACGGTTCATATGAAAAATGGATCCGTGTGTGCTGGGCGTTGAAAAATACCGACCCTCGTTTATTGATTGTCTGGATAGCATTCAGCGCAAAAGCATCTGGATTTTCGTATTCATCTATACCCGAATTGATAGAACGATGGAATAATGCGTCAACCGGGCAAGGACTTACTATTCGTTCTATTATATATTGGTTGAAAACAGAGAATCCACAGCTACATCACGATTTGCTTCACAACGAAGTCATATCTCCACTATTGAAAATTATTATATTTGGTCGCAATAATGCATTAGAGGAAAAAAGCAATATCCCTGATGATGTATTAGGTCAAATTATGTATATTCTTTACAAGGGTGAATTTGTATGTGCTGGTCTTAAATCGAATCAATGGTTTCGCTTCAGGAATAATCGTTGGGTCGAAGACGAAGAAGGTGTATCACTGAGAAGAAAAATTAAAGAACTCGGCACACATATAGAAAAGTATAAAAATAATGTTGTCATAGATAATTCGGTCGAACGTCGTATTGAAATTCCCGAAGAAGATAAAAATAAACTATCAAACGCAAACAAAGATATTACTCGTCGTGTAGCTCACGTGGTTAATAAACTAGGCGACACCATTACAAAGAAAAACATTATGACAGAGGCAAAGGAATTCTTCTACGATCCGGATTTTATCAACAATCTAGATACAAATAAACATTTGATTGCGTTTAATAATGGTGTATATGATTTCAAAGAAAAACAATTCAGACAAGGATTACCTACTGATTACATCTCTTTGTCTACAAATATTGATTATGTTCCTATTGACAAGAAAATACATCAACCGATTGTTAACGAAATACACGATTTTATGAGTAAAGTGTATCCAGAAGATATATTGCGAAAATATATGTGGGAACACCTTGCGTGTTGTATGACCGGGTGGAACGATCAACAAACAGCAAACTTTTACTTGGGTATTGGTGCGAATGGTAAATCAGCTGTTCTATCACTGATGTCACAAGTGCTTGGAGAATATAAATATGATTGTGAATCGTCTGTAATTACAGGTGGTCGTGCTCGTGTGGGAGGAGTTGCTCCTGAAATTGTAGGAATGAAGGGAAAGCGTCTGGTGGTAATGAATGAGCTTTCAAAGACAGATATTTTGAATGAAGGTGTATTCAAGCAATTGACGGCTGGTAATGATAACGTTCAAGGTCGTGGATTGTATCAAACAAGGGCAGTCATCTTCCAGCCACAACTGAAATTAGCAATTACTACAAATAATCTTCCAAAGGTCAACGCAACAGACAATGGTACGTGGCGTCGTATTCGTATTGTGCCACACGACGCGTTGTTTGTAGATAAAGGACAACTCTATAAACAATTCCCAAGAGAAGATGTCCCACATCAGTTTGAAAAGGTAGATGAAAAAGACTTAAACGCAAGTTTTGGACGTTGGAAAGAAGTAATGGCTTCCCTTCTCATCGATATTGCGGTTGAAACACAAGGGAAGGTAAATGACTGCGATGTTGTGCTATCTGCCAGTAATAACTACAAGGAAAGTATGGATCATATTGCTGAATTCATTCGCGATAAGATTAAGCGCAACCCGTCATCAAGTGTAACAAAACAAGATGTGTCAACCGAATTCAACTTCTGGTATCAATCCACATATGGACGCAATGGACCATCAGCGATGGATGTATACGACTATTTGGATAAACGATTTGGGCGCAATATTAAGGGCCGTTGGCGAGGGATTGAATTACTACACGGTAACTCAATGAGCGAGTCTGAGGATGACTACGATTATGATACAGATGATTCATCTGTTATTAATGAAGAAGAATTATGAGTAGATTAGAATTTGTTTGGTAATATCATAATTTTGAAAAATATGATATTTTTTAATGCATCGGTTCTCCAACAAAATTTGAGTATATGAAATTCCATATTTTATATATGCCTAGTTCAAATGAATAAATATAGAAAGGATATATAATTATTGCTAGCGTGAATAACACAATCAAATAACGGGGAATGTCACTTATTTTGAATATGATTAAATATATGGCAAATAGCGCAACACCCGCATAAATATAAATTAGAAATTGTTGATTAATATATGTTAATAATGTGTTATGATCGCTCTTGAATTCAGATTTTCGTTCATATGTCATGTTACTATTTACGTGTTTTTTCATTTCATTGTCTAAGAATTTGTTTTGATTTTCAATATCTAATATTTCTTGATGTTTCATCTTCAAATAACCTTTATAACGTTCTCTGTCTGTCATATTTTCAACAACATCTTCCTCTTCTGGAAACTCATCACTCGTATCGTTGTCATTTGTATTTCCGGATTTATTCATCGTTTCCTGTAGTTTCAAAAAGTTGTTTTTCATTTCAGTATTCAAATCGTTCTTCTTCTTTTCCAAGTCGCGTATTTTATTAATATTTGCTTTATAGTCACGTTTGCTTTTTTCAATATTTTCATTCAACTCTAATGCCTTGTCATATAACCCCATACCTTCGTATAGCATATATTGCTTACCGTCGTTGTAATTTTCAAAATTCTCTATATCTAACATTTCCTCTTCTTCTATATTATCTTCTATTATATTTTCTTCTCCCATTACTCCTTCATTATCATCTTCAAACGGATAATCCACATATAACAAATCATTCAATTCTGAATTCTTTTTTGTTAAAGTGTTGTATTCATTATCTAGGTTTGCACTTTTATTAGTAATAGAACTTATTCTATCTTCTTCTTTATCTATCGTTTTGTTGTATGCTTTTATCTTCTTCCGTAGTTTTTTATATCGGGTTGGTGTATATTCTTTACCATCACATAATGGATTCAAATTTTGCCAACGTCCTATGCGTTTCCAGTGATTTTGACCTTCATTCACTTTAAAAATTCCCCCTACTTCTTTTTCAATATCCGGATAACGGCGCATATAACATACAGCTTCGTCTTTTGTAATACTACCACTTTCTATGCGATTGTTGATTTTTTTTTGAAGATCACTTACGTTTTCTACTTCACTGCGTTTTGATATAATTTCAGGAATGAATAGTTCATTATTGAATGACATTGGCATATTTTTCTTTTTATACCTTACTGAACCTAGACGGTCATCATATTCTCCAAACTTCAGATATGATAGTTTATATCTATTCTTTAATGCAATCTTATTTTCATCATTGCCTCTTATGATGGAAAAGTGTGTTTTTTTTTCGCCTCTGGCATCTTTCGCACAAAATACTTTAAAATCTTTATTTACATACAAAGAACAATTGTGTTTCTTATTGTATAATGTAGTATATCCATCATTTGATGAACCAACAATAAAGTGTGTATTCTCTCCTTTTGTCTTATCTTTGATGTATTGTTTTCTGTCTGGATTGTAAGAAATATAATATTCTGGACTGGTGTTTATCTTCAATGCAATAGTATCACCTATTTCCACGTCTGTTCTCATTTCTTCATTAGTATTCACACTTGTCATTATAATCTAATATATAATGACAAAAAATTATGTTTTATTGTAAATATTGAAATTGAAATAATCATATATCTTATATAATAAATTGTATCCGAATGTTTGGATCATACCAATGACAAATGGATATATTGCTAAAATAGAAATGAAAATAATTGTATTAACCTTGTTATCTTGGTTTATTTTCGACATAAATATAAACGAAGTTGAAATCACTAAGATGAAATATATCCAAAATAAGTAGTATTGATTAAAATCCTTCAAAGATGTAGTATCGTGTTGTAAATAACCCCCCTTTGTGTAGTTCATAGCTGCGTTATTCTTTGTATTTTCAATAATGATTTTATCTATGTCGTCATTCTGTTTTTCAACTTCGCGCATTTTATTTACTGTTTCATTTGAAGATGTTTTTTTGATATTTTGTAGTGTTAGATTTGTATTCTCAGCATCTTTATTTACTTCTTCTAACAACGAAAGGCTATTCTCGATTTCTGTGATCTGATTGTTTTGATCTAATATTGCTTTATTTGCTTTGTTTGATACTTTTTTCAAACCATTTGCATATTCATTCATACCAATTGCGCCTTCAATAATGTAATTACTAAATCCTTCGTTTTCTGAAAAAAGTTTTGATATATCAAATTCAGGAACACTATATTGTTTGTCATATATCTTGTAATTTAAATCATCTATACTATTTTCCATATCTATCATTCGTGCCTTTTTATCTCTGTAAGCTTTTTCAGCAAGATTTCGGTCAGATATGATATCTTCTTTTTCTTTCTTTTTCGCATCATGTTTGGCTTGTCGTTCTTCAAATTCGTCTTTTGGTATTAAATACGGACAACTTTTATCTAAATTTTTATATTTTCCCTTTGTATACCAATGTTCTTTTCCACCATACAAATTATATCTACCTACTTTTTTCGCAATATGTGGATAACGTCCCAAATAACAAAATGCTTCGTCATTTGTAAGTGATTTATTAATTTTCTTTTTTCTTAATTTCAAAAAATATCTATTGTTTCGTCCATAAAAATTTTCAAGCATTATTTATATTATGTGGAGAACATTTTATCGCCACAATTAGACCATGATTATATTATGAAATATAGTCATGATAAATTAGACATATTCGTAGTTGTCAATAGTATTAAATGATTTGTATTGCTTTGAGTTCACATTTTCGTTTTTCATTTTGATGGGTGTATAACTATGATCGTATTGCATTTTGAAGCCATCAGTAGGAGGCATATCATCAGCAGGCATATCATCAGTAGGAGGAATAACACATTTTCCTGTTGCGACATCCCAAGTTGTTGGACTAGTGTCATCATCCGGATTACAGCAATCCGAACCTACGCAAAATTTCGGCATCATATCAACACCTCCGTAATTGGAGTCCCGTTGTTTTTCCAACTCATCCGCAGATAATTTTTTTGGTGGGTTTACATTAATCTTGGAAAAGTCCATATGGTCGCGACGAGCAATATCTAACATAGTGAAGTAAATGAAAAAACCAACCACAGATATTGATGCAATATACAATAAATCGTATATTATTGATGGAATGAAAGTAATAGTCTTGCTTACTTCCCCAATAACAATGAAGCTGACAAATAGTGATATAACCGCTACAATGATGTAAATATAATAATTGTATTTTTGACGATAGCTTTCGTTAAGAGATTGAGCGCGTTTTTGTTCGAAAATAGATGTATCTACCAACTCTTTCTTTTCTTCTAAACGGTCTTGTTCGGTATTTATAATATTTGAAAGTGTGTTTTGATTTTGGAGAACAACATCATATGTAGTACCAATATTAGTATATGACATTACAACTTTGTTATAATTTTTGATTAATTCATTTATATTTCCATCGGCGACATTACCAATATTTGTATAAATAGTATCATTAATAGTTATATTTCCATTAGAATCGCCATTTCCTTGTGTAAGTTCTAAATCAACACCAGAAGCTTGAAGTAATATATAACCTCCATTAGTAGCATCAGTCAGATTCAACTTATTATTATTATATTGTAAATTGTTTTCAAGTTGTGTCTTGTATTCACCAATTAATACATTCAAATTATTTTTCATAACATCTTTGTTTGCGCCCATTATCAAATATTTATATATTATGTAAATATTTATTTTCGTGATAGCACATATAAACCAACGCCTAAAACACACGTGGTAATTAAACCTAACATTCCGATTTGTTTATTTTGCTGAATTAATAATTCAGTATCGTCGTTCAGAGCTTTTGATACATTATATCGGTCATCTTTGATTGGATGTTCGTTTCCTGGAAATAAGTAGTTGCGTTCTAATTTTTTGGTGTAAAAATTCAAAGTTATAGCTACATCTTTGTTTTCATCCAGAACCATGTCTTTTACATATAACACATCATTCTCAATATAGACGTGACTATATGAACCTTCAAGATATATTGGACTGGATATTTCAACACTGTGATTTTTGGGATTATAGGTTGGTTCAACAACTACTAAATTAATTGAACCGTCATATAATTGTGTATTTGTATCTTGAAAAGTAGATGAACCTGTTGTTTCGTTACCTTGTGTAGTAGAAAAGGTTACATCAGGGGTTGACGTTGGTGTGTCGTCAACTTCATTCATTTCTCTACGCAAATCCTTATATTCGTGAATATTTTGGCTAACATCATTTGTAATTTGTATTAACTTTGTTTGTTGTGTGTCGAAGTATGAACCAACTTCTTTAAGTGCATCTTGATATTGGTTAGTATTTCCTTCAATTATTTTATATTGGTTTAGTTTTGATTTCATCATTATTTCGATGTATATATAAAAATAATGATATTATTTTCTCAACGATAACACACTAATAAATAGTAATGTGATAACTCCAGGAACGATGAATTCGCTAATAGTAGTTGTTTTATTTGTGAAATGTTCGAAATGCTGTTTTTTATCTCTATTTAAACTGGTGCTGTTATTAAAAGTAAACGAACTAAATTGTGGGTTAAAGTTACTTAGTGTGATATTATCTGTACTAACGGTAGTTATCAATAATTTATAATAATTGAATGGTTTTGCATATCCGTTCTTGGTTGGATTATTTTTGTTTGTGATTGTATCATCTAATGTGATAGTTTCGGTTCCATTACCATCTTCAACAGTTCCATTGTGTATTATTTCATTAAAATAATCAGAACTATCACTTCCGTAAATAACATATGTAAATTTCGGAGTAATAGTATTTCCATTATCGTCGGTGTTATTACTTGTATAATCAAAAGATAATTTATCAAGATAGGAAAGCTGACTTGGTTTCATTATAACATAAGCACTTCCATTACCCAAATATGTATTCATAGTGCCATCATTCGGTTTCGGACAATCAATTAATGGTATTTCATTATCAAATGTAAATGTCCTTGTTTTATCTTTTACCCATCGTCTATCATTTGGAACAATATGTGAAATGTTAGTATTACAAGCGCTAATATCAAATTTATATATATCTATACCATCATCTTTACCGACGTCTATTTTAATTTTGTTTGCTTTTTTCCCATTATATGACTCTCCGAAATTAAATGGAAGAATTGTTTTCATGCTTTTTTCAAATTTTATATCCTTTGTATTCATTTTTCCCAATCCGTTATCATTTTCATCTAGTATTTGAATAGTTTTTACTCCTTTTGAACTACTATTTTTATCTTTTGTAGTAGTTACTGATAGTTCTCCAGAAAACATTGTATAATCTGTATCGAACTCTGTAAAATAGGTTGAAACAAATGTAATTGTATTATTATTAGTTATATCAGAACCATCTGAACTTATTAAATTAAATGTTATTGGTGACATATATATTTTATATATATATGATTTTTACATATCCGTAAACATATAGTATACTAATGAAGACGCTAAAATTGTGGTGACAATACCTCCAAACATTGTGCGGTCATAACGACGCTGGTTTTCCATATAAATACTATTTTTGTCTTTTTTGAGTTCGGCAATATTTTTATCTAATTCTGCTTGTTGTACTATAATATTGTTATGAATTTGTTTAAGTTCATCCGAGTTTGCAGTATTAATAACACTTCCGTCAAAACCTTCCATAACACTATAATTGGAATAATTAAGTTTGTTTGAAAATGATTCGATATTCGTGCCTTGTAATATATTTTTCAAATCATTATTCATATTCTGTTTTCCGAATCCGTATACAGTAAAGCTCTCAGCACCTGATAATTGTTTATCTGTTACGCTGAATTTCAACGTAATATTGTTGTAATCGGTTTCTTGGGCGCTAGGGATTGTGATTGATTTGCCTATATCAAATGTATGACTTCCGTTTTTTATCCATTTATTTGTAACTGTTTTATTAAAAGAAGCATATTCACTACCATCGTCATTTTTGAATGAACCTTGTATTCGGACTAAACCAATACCATTTTTTTTACCTACTTTGACTTTGATTTTTCTAAATGTCTTACCTACATTCATATTTTCAAAGAATAAAGTCACCTTTTTATCTACACCTTTCTCAAATGTTATTCCATTTGTTGATGTGGTTGAATATTCGTTGTTATTATCGTCTATAATAGTGATTTTTTCGATTTGATTAGTTGCGTCATATTTATTCGTTCCAGCAGTAATAGTTATGTCAGCAGTCATATTGCGTTTTGCCATATCTTTTACTCCAAATTCCACAACAGGATTATTAATAATATGCATCGCGGCTTCGTTGATATCATTACGGAATATATGTAATTCGTATTTATTTACAGGCACTGAACCACTGTTCGAAATAGAAAACTGTAATGTTGGAATATGGACTCCATTTACTGTGCTTCCTTCTATTGTATTTGACACAATTTCATATACAAATGGACGGTTGTTATCATTGCTTTCAAATCGCGGCATGGTTACATTTTCTATGATTTGGTTGTTAAGGTCCAATAATTTGAGTGTTATTTCGATATTCGTTTTATCAAGAATTGGTGTAGCTATATTGGTACTTGGGTCTACATTGAATAATTTCAATTCAAATTTGGGTAAAAAATAATTGTAATCTTCACATTCAGGAGGACGACTATCTATATTCATTGCATTACATTTATTATATAAGTCTATAGGTGTGAGTAGTTTAAAATCAGCATTTATGGTTACTGATGTCATCTTAATATATAGAATATGATAAGATGTTATTTTACTAAAAATAATGTTTAATTATTATTCCAGACAAAAATACAATACCTACAGATAAGTTGATTGTATTCATAATTTCTTCACTATATTCGTTGTTTGTATCGCTGTATTTTTGGAGGGATGTATTATTGTTTTCTTTGATGTATCTAAACTCTTCTGCTTTATCACGATTTTGACATAATCGTAAATTATAGCAAGATTGTATGTCGTTGGTTGGTATAGTGAGTAGATTACAAGAAGTATCTAACTTTGCATTATCGTATAATTCTTGACAACCGCCATCAAGATTATTTAATCTATCTTGTTTGTCAATATAGAAAAAATGAAAAGGATCGTAATTTTTTACACTACTCATATTTGTATTATCATTAGATTTTTATACACATAAACGATAATATTTGGATTCAATAGATGTAGGGCTTTTGCGAATATATTCGCATACTTGTCCGGGTCGCAAGCACATCGCAAGTGATTGAGGGTCAAATCGTGATACTTCCGGTAATTGTTTAAGAGTTTTCAGATTATATTTGATTTTTAGGTTGTCTACTTCTTCGTCAGACAATACTCTGGATTTGGGAACCATAGAATGTTCTAAAATATTGAATAATAGCCGCTTAATATTATGGATGATAATATACACCCCTTCGTTGTCAAACTTATATTTGATATGATTGAGTGTATTTTCATTGGGTTCATCCTTATATACCAATATAATATCATCCTTTTTGGTAATTATGTTTTCTACATCAATCAGATTTTCAATATAGTCATCTATCACCTTTGATTTTAGTTGTGTTTTTTTTTCGGTAATGTATATGATAGATGCTTTTTTGCCATCGTCACGTTCTAATAGCATATCTAATTGATTGTTTCCAATCATAGCCTCAACATTGTTTACACTAAAATTTTCATAATTTTTTGTATTATATCCTTGTGTCTTCATCAAGTCAAGCAAAACAAGGCGAGAACGGTAAATTCGTCGAATATCTTCACTTGAAACATTCATTATAAATGGTGTATATATTATTACTATGAAATAATGATAATATATTTAAATCAATTTTTTGTCTTAAACATTTATTACTTAAACCTTTTTGATAATAATGTTATTCATTCCATTCCCTCCAATCTTAGATAGGTCTGTTGTATCTAACGGTTTTTCTTCGTTGTGTTCTTCATTCACTATATCACTTCCTCCTTGCATAAGTCCTACTGGTATTTTACTTATTGTCTCCTTTACTTCATTTGTTTGTGCTTCTGTTTGAGAACCACCAAGATTGAATACAGGTGCGAATTGAATAGTGGGCGCAGGAGTTGACTGTTGTTCGGAACCTCCTGTCATTTGTTCCAATCCAGAAATAGGCGTTTGCGATTCACTGTATGGTAATTCTTTTACTTTATAAATATCGTTAGGGGTCACAACTTTCACATAATCGTTTTCATTCAGCCCGGAAAAGTCTTCTGTTTCTAATGTTATGAATTTATTACCTACATTTTTAATCGTCCATATGCGATTTTGTTTAAAATCACTTCTAAAATGGACTTTATCGCCATTAGAGTAGTCAATTGATAAATCGTTTTCGTCGGGGGCCCAAGCAGGACTTTCTCCGGGAGTGGCAGATGGAGCCCAAGCAGGACTTTCTCCGGGAGTGGATGATGGAGCCCAAGCAGGACTTTCTCCGGGAGTGGATGATGGAGCCCAAGCAGGACTTTCTCCGGGAGTGGATGATGGAGCCCAAGCAGGACTTTCTTCTGGTGTATCTGACGGCGGTGTATCTGTTGGTGTCATTGGTTCAAAATGTGTGGTATCTAAAATTTTACCAGTATCTAAAAATATTTTATAAGCATTCCTAATGACTTGATTATTTGAAGTGGGATATTTCTTTTTGTAAATATTTATGAATTGTTCATCTACATCTATTAATGAATCAGGACTGGGTGGTGTTTCAGGACTAAGTGGTGTCTGAGGACTAGGAGGTGTTTCAGGAATAGGATATTGTTTTTGTTTAACGTGTGATAATTTATTGCTAATTTGCTTTGTTAACTCATTAATATGATCTTTCATTTCATCACCATTGCTATTCAATAGATTCTTGATATTTAATGAGTAATTCAAGTTATCTTGCTGATGTATATTGTCATCAGTAATCAATCTCATTTGGACGTTCATCGTTTGTAGTTCTTGTAATAATAGTTTGAATGAATATGGAACTTCAATAACACTAAAATCACGGCCATTTTGCGTGACCTTTTCAACCCGCATATCATTATTTGAT